TACAATGTAAAGTCCCTGCGTACACCAGAATACATAGATAAAATAGTTGCAAGTGCAACTAATAATCCACGCCTCTTTGCTTGCCTCCTCTAGTGTTTTAAATGCTTTTGGCGCGTTCATTATAGTAGCTTTAAATGAAGTGACGGAAAATACCATTGCTGCGATTTGACTCCAGTAACAGGGTCTTTAACTTTGTCCCCAAGTTTTACTTTCTTGGTTTCGTTGACGAGCGCATGCATCCTTCCGGTGACGCAATTAATCGGCCATCCTAAATACTCAGCTATCTGCTTGTTTGTCGCTCGTCCTTTTAGCGCAATCAATGCAGCCAGTACCATCTTCTCTTTTGGCCTAAGATTGCGCCTAATCGAATTATAGGCTTCTAGACTAGTGTCTCTCATTTCTGTTTTCATTTTTTTAAAGTTTTAGTTGTTCGTTTTGGCTTTCCATTAAATATCTTCTTATTGTTTTCGCTGATTTCTAAACTTAAAATGCCAAGTATTTCAAGTTTGTTGAAGCCGTCAATCGTTATAATGTGCTTGATCGTACCGTCATCATGTTGCACAACTTCTAAGGTAAATTTTTTCATTTGTTCAGGATTAATTTTTTCACAACTCTTACAATTAACATCGACATCGGAATACCCAACCCGATCAAAGTCAATCCAAGCTGCCACATTGGGCTAATTGAATCAATACGTCTGGCGTACATTACAACCAAACCGATCAAAATAAAAACAAAGAATGGCAAGAAAAAAAAGAAGACAACGCCCATTATCCACGGGTCGAATTGGTCGCGGTCTGGCTCGTATGGGAGGCACTTGTATTTTACGTTTCTCATATCAAAATTGAATTAGTGGTCGAACTGGAGTAGTGGGTGAGGCAAAGTAGTAAGCATCATTGGCAGATACAATATACTTTTCGTTTTCTTTGGTATCTAAAGTGTAAACCGTCCCGCCCGTGTGCCTCATGCGGAAAGTTGCACCTTCTGTGAGGTCTTTAAGAAAGCACTCGCGGCCTTCCATTGTTTGCTTATTGCGTTTCATTGCTTAGAATTTATATTTTTAAATTATTTTTTGTATTCTCAAAAAACCCTGTTTTTAGGCTAATTTAGGGCTTTTCAGATACAACTGAATCATTCCTGTCTTTGAGGTGCGGTTGGCTTTCATATCGAAGCGTTTAAAGTTGCTAACATAGAAAGTTTTTCCTTAACAGCAGACGCTATTGCGGTGTTAACTAAGTCCATATCCTCCTCAACCTTTGCGGCCTCAATCCTGATTCTAGTCATTTTGTGCCTATCTAAAATCATTCTAGGATCGTATGTGCAAAAGTTCCACGCCTCCAAAGAAGTAAAAAGTAGCAAAGAAACGCACTGCCAGTAGTATTCTGGGTACATCCTTTTCAAGTCGTGGTGATCGGTAAGCATCAAATATCCGATCTGGTTTTCACTTTGAAACGGGCATTTGATTTCCAATCCCTCCTTAACCTCAACAATAAATCGGTCGGGACTTCCTCCAGCGTGTTCGCCCCATGTCTGGAAGCCTATTTCTTCGCACGTATAGCCCGTTATTTTTTCGAAGTGTTCTACTGCCTCCGGCTCGGTTTCTTTGCCGTAAACTAAAGGATATGCGTAAGCTGACTGTTTTGGTTGACCCGTTAAAACCTCAGCAACCTTTTGTGTAATGTACCCCATCCCTTTCTCACTTAGTTTAGATGGGTCTGGCACCTGAGTAGTGCTTGATCCCTTGCCAGATTTTGGTCTGGCTTTTAGTTCTTCCGGTGTCATTGGCCTTTTGCCAAACTCCATGATCTTCCAAATTTCGGAACTGGTAAACCGTCCAGCCCGTATCTGCTCCCATTTGTCAGAACCTTGTTCTAAGTTTTTAGGGGAGTAATTGCCCTCTACTAATTCGTCTAGCCAGCTCATTTCTGTTTGATTTTCAGTCCATAAAAATAAGCCCAAACAGTATTTTTTAAAGCGGCTCCTTTTTTACTTTTTGGCGCAATATCCCAAGCCCATGACAATAGCTTTTCAGCTAAGTATTGTCTAAATTCAATTACTAACTCTTTCATTACTTTTGCTTTTGAAGTTCAAACAAAACCTTCCTTAGTTCCCCGCTTGCCTTAACATACCCCTTTGCTGTGGCTTGCATCTTCCAATTATCAGGATGATACTTTGAAAGCGTTGAATCTATCTGAATTACTTGATTGTAAATGTCCATGTAATCCTTATGCAGTTTATCCATGTCGTCCGGTTGCTTTCCATCAGTGTCAATGTCAGCGGTAGATAAACCAAGTCCCCCTATAATCGTGTACCTTTGAAGGTAGCTTATAGCACTTCCACGGGCTTGAATCGTGTTTTTGCTTCCGGTAGCGTCTGGGGCTGCGCTCATTGTAGTTCTTTCCGTATGCCCGTCAACATGGGAAACTAGAAATGTAACCTTTAATTCTTTGTCTGTGTCCTGAATTTCCCAGCGATAACTTAGCCCAGCCTCCTTCAACGGGTTTGCTATTTGTCTTGTTATTTCAGATAGCGGGGTGTACTTGTAGTTATGCCCATCTTTAATTTTGCGAAGCTCTGGGCTTTTACTTTGGAACATTGCAAAAGCCTCAAAGAATTTCTTTCGTGCTTGGTTGGCCTCCCAACGTTCTTGCAAGTCCATTAACTTGCCAAGGCTTTCCACGTCTAAGCCTTTTTCAATAGCCTGACTTAACAAGGCTTGCGGGGTTTGTTCAATTACTGTTAGCGTTTCCATTTTATTTATTTGGTTAAAGATTTAAGATACTTTCTTAATGCGCGTACCGCTTGAGCCTCAGTCCAGAAGTGGTAAGTACTACTTTTAAAATCAAGCGCGTAGTAGTCTAGTAAGGTGATGTGGCGGATCATAGTTCTTCTTTAAAAACATTATTCATATCAATTCCGTAACTTTCACATATATCTGACATCCAAATAGCAAAATAATTGCCTTTCAATCTACAAATTAATCCTTCGTCAAAATCACAATCTTTAACTAATTCCACAAACTTATCCATTTGGAATGTATAGGGAAATATCAAAATGTCCTCCCTGTGGTCGTTTATTTCTTTGCTCCACTCAATGCTATTGTCATTGATAAATTTGTATAGCTCTAGCTCGGTCATAATTATTATAAGTTAATAGTTTTCGCGTCTGTAAAATACTCTTCCAAAGCCTCTTTCAAATCCGCCTCGTCTCCTTTGTATTGATGCTGTTTAATATTGATCTCTTCGCCATCGTGCAGGCTGTAATACACTACCATTACTCTTACACCCTTAACCTTAACGTGTATTTTTTGCGGTTTTGCTAGTGTCTCCTCCATGTTGTTTGCGTTATGACATTACAACGTTCGTAAAAAGAAACTTATAATCCTATTTTTATTATTAATATTTTTATTGTACGTTTGTAGGGTAAATTAAAAACAAATGAAAAAACCACACTTTAAAGAGACTAGAGGGAGGCCGCGATCATACGCACCTCCAGTAAAAAAAGGTGACGTAATTGTCACTAAACGAACTCAAGCGGCTGTTTATGCTCATGCTAGGAAATTTGGGTACAAAGTTCGCACATGGAAAGATAATGGATGCATTAACGTTGAGAGGCTTAGTTAATATTATCACTAAACTAAATTATATGGGACAAATTGTAGAACAGACACACGATGAGAAAGTTGAGATGTATAAGAAATGCACAAAAATTGAATTAATAGGGATGCTTATTAGTTCCAATCTTCAGCTCGAATCCGTCACTAAGCAATTGAACAAACCTGTTGTGATGAAAGCCGAAGGGTCGGACGGTGTGTCGGAGGCGGCAGTTGGGCAGTGAGCATGAGCGATAACGTAAAAGTATTGGCGCCTGTTTGGGCATCAAGGCACAAAGTTCAAATTAATAACTAAAAGTAAAATATATGCAAACAGTTGAAACAACAACGTCAAGCCCAAATAGCACCAATGCAGTGTTACCTGCTGCCCATCAACAAATGATTGATGAAGGCTATGTAGAGGGTAAAAAATCATTTGAGTATTTATCAAAAGAAATACACGAAAGTTTTAATTGGGTAAATGTCCATAAAGCAATGATGGCTGTCGGGTGGTGCTGGTCATTAGGTACAGATAAATTTGGTAAAGATAATATGGGTATGCCGTCTTTAGAAACAATAAAAAACCACGCCTACGCTATGCTAAAAGAGGCTTACGATTTAGGCAAGGGTCAAATTAGTACGGGTGGTTTTACTGCCGGTTGGGATAGTGGCGAATTGTTCCTTGTCTTTACACTGGAGGAAGCGTCCGCAGGGTAGCAGGTAATGTAGTAGCGGGTTTACGTTCGGTTTGCGATTTTAAAACACAATTTTTATGACACTATACTTAACAGATTCACAAAAAGAGTTAACTATCAAAGCTATTTTAAGCGAGATAAACTATCACCAACAAAAAATTAATTCATGGGTAGAACTTTATCGTAAACTGCAATCTGAGCAAACTGACGTAAACCCGCCTGTTATGCAAGCCGAAGGGTCGTACGTGAGCGAGGGGGCGGCAGTTGCCAGCATGGGTCGGACGAAGCGGGGCAAAAGCGGGCGTGGTAGGTGTAAGCACGAAATGAATAGAAAGTGCGGTGAAATATTTGGCGCGTAGCTCCGCTGGCTTGGCGGGTGAGCGGTGAAAACTAAACTTAATAACTATGGAAAACGAACTGAAAGAATTAAAAACTAACGAAGGGGAGAAATCTCAGGAACAAATTAGATTTGAAAACACCTGCTTAAATCTTGCAACAGGTGACTATCGTGGTTGTCCACCACAAAGCATAGGTAATGTAATTCATTACTTACGTGGCTATGGATTACATCAATATGACATTGTACAAATTGGATACAGGAATGAAATTGGAACTGTTAATCTATACGGTAAACCAATAGCCACCTTTAGATTTGTCGATGATATTCCAGTGTTCACATTTGACAATGAGCATGAATACCAAAAATTGAATCAAGATAATTATCTAAATAACCGTAATGTTTTTGAAAACCCTGTCGCGCGGTGGAGTTAGCTTTTAATTCTTTCTTCTCGCTGCACTACCTATGAAAAGCGCAATAATTGTTGCCCTATGTTTAAAACCCCATGTTGGCAGCACGTGTTTTTGAATGTGCGGCTGGTGCATTCAATGGCGTGGCGCGGTGGCCTTGCGTGGCTCTGGCTGGCAGCCCTTGCCCGTGCGGTGGCTCAAAAATATTGCTGCCAACGCATCAAATGTTGCTGTCAGTTGGGCGATTTGAAAAACTAAACTATGATAACAGATATGAGTAAAGAACGCAGAATTATCCTAACAGAGGTATGGGATAGATGGGTAAACCTTTCGAATGAAGATTTTGATACATGGCTTCACACTCAAATGAACCATGTATCAAAGAACTCGCCCAATTGCAGCAACATGGTCTTGTGCGGGGCGGGGATTCAGAAAGCCAACGAACCGTTGCCATCAGAAGGGTCGGCAAAAACCGTGAGCGGTAGCCATTATACGGCAATGTGTAAATATGAGGGAGGTGATTGTAAATGTACGAGCGTATGTCTATTTGAGTGAAACGCGCGCGTGGCTCCTGCCGGAAGGTTTTTATCGGTGGGCTGGCAATGGCGCACAACGGTTTGCAGGTATATTTAGTTGCGGACTTAAAAGCACAAATTATCAAATTAGTAATAACTTAAATAGAAAGAAAAAATGTCAAATAAACCACAGAAACCTCAATTGAATATAGCTGTTGTTAGCGGTAGTTTTTATTGGGTTCGTCCGTTCCATAAAGACGAGTTTGAACCTGCTAAATGTAAAGAACTATACGGAACAGATAAGCTATATTTCTTTTTCACAAATGGAAGTCGAATGGAAGTTGAACGTGCTTGGGAAGTAGAGCCGTTAAATTACCGCTAATGTACCTGGTATTGGCGTAGTTGTGGCCTTGATGAACTTTTTGAGCCAAAGTGCATTACAGGCTTGGGATGTGGGAGGCAAGCGCGGCCTGTTTTGCTCTTTGAGCGTTGAAACTAAATTTTGTAATCTGAAAACTATTTATACCTTTGTCTCGCTGTCCGATATGAAAAAATTAAAAACATTGCACCCCTTTACATTGCCTCTCGTGGTTATCTCCACGGTCGGACAGCCTTTGTAATTGGGTGCATACTTTTTTTATGGATTACCAAGAGTTTATCAAAAGTAAAACTCATTCAATTGGTAAGTTTGGTATTGATCCGAACTACTTACCCGATTTAATGTTTGATTATCAAAAGCACGTTGCAGAATACGCAATAAGAAAAGGCAGGTGCGCGGTGTTTCTTGACACTGGTTTAGGTAAGACTATGATTGAGCTAACAATCGCAAAGAATTACATTGAGTCAACTAACAAACCCGTTTTAGTTATTACACCTCTGGCGGTTGCTTTTCAGTTTATAAAAGAGGCAAAGCGTTTCGGTATTGATGATGTGGAGTATTGCAAAGACGGAAACTACAAATCTAAAATTGTGATTTGCAACTATGAGCGATTGCACTACTTTAGATCTACTGACTTTGATTGTGTGATACTTGACGAAAGCTCAATCCTTAAAAACTTTGAGGGAGCAATAAAACAGGAGGTAACAAGTTTCTTAAAAAAAGTAAAGTATCGTTATCTTTTTACCGCTACTCCTTCGCCAAATGACTACATCGAATTAGGGACAAGTTCCGAGGCTTTGGGGTATATGGGTTACACTGATATGCTAGGTAAGTTTTTCAAGAATAATGGCAACTCGATTGACATTAGACACGCTGGCGCTGAATGGTATTTAAAGGCACACGCAGAAAAAGACTTCTGGAAATGGATTGCGGGGTGGAGTATATCAATGCGCAAACCTTCCGACTTGGGATATAGTGACGAACGCCACATTTTACCCGAGCTTGTAGAAAGCGAATTGATAGTAAAGAACAAAAACCCTTTAGCAATTGACGGGCAACATTCTATTTTTAATTTTCCGGCTCAAAACTTCTTTGAGATAAAGGCAGAAGTAAGAGCTACAATTCACGAACGTTGCGAGATGGCAGTAGAAGCCGCTAACCATCACGATGTATCTGTTTACTGGGTAAACCTCAATGATGAAGCCTCTTTGATTTCTCAACTGGATAAAGATACTGTTGAGGTTAGGGGTAACATGGACATAGACAAAAAAGAGGATATACTAATTAATTTCTCACAGGGCAAAATAAAAAAGCTGATCACAAAAACAAGTATAACCGCTTTCGGTCTGAACTGGCAACACTGCAACCATACCACATACTTCCCAACTTATTCTTACGAACAATATTACCAAGCTATTAGAAGGTTTTGGAGATTCGGACAAGAAAGAAAAGTTTATGTTGACCTTGTTTTATCTGATGGCCAGACCCGTGTAATGGAAAGCCTTGTAGTAAAAAAACAAAAAGCTATTTCAATGTTTGAGAATTTGACCAAGCAAACGAATAGCGACTTCACCATAACCAAAAAAGAATTTAATAAACCTGTAACCTTACCCTCATTTATATGATTAAAGAACAAGTAATTACCGACCGCTACGCGCTTTATAATAGCGACTGTATGTATGTATTGCCAACCCTGCCAGATGCAAGCGTTGACCTTTCTGTTTACTCGCCTCCCTTTGCGGGGCTGTATAATTACTCCAGCTCTGAAAATGACTTTAGCAACTGCGAAAGTAAGGAACAATTTTTAGAGCAATACGATTACCTAATAGGAGAAATGGCAAGGGTAACAAAGCCGGGCAGAATAAGCGCGGTGCATTGTACGGATGTTTTTGATAACCGTTCTTTCCTTTGGGATTTTCCACACGAGATAATCAGGCTACATGAAAAACACGGGTTTCATTATCGTAACAGGATTACTATTTGGAAGGAACCTTTGAAGGTTAGGATGAGGACAATGGTGCAAAGTCTAATGCACAAATTCATAGTCGAAGATACTACCCGTTGCTTTACGGCCATGCCTGATTACGTTTTGATTTTTACAAAGAAAGGTGATAGCGAGGTTCCAGTAGTTCACCCGTTTGGGTTGAATGATTATTTTGGTGAAACTCCTTTTCTTCCGGCCCATATCGAAACGTATGGTAATTACGAGGACTTTAAAAAGAAGTGGAAGGGCTTTAAAGGAGATCCAAAAGAAAACAAGATGAGCCATTTGATATGGCAGCGTTACGCCTCCAGCGTTTGGGATGACATTAGGATCGATAACGTTTTGCCTTTTAGAGACAGCAAAGAAGAGGATGACGAAAAGCACGTGCACCCTTTACAGTTGGATGTTATTGACCGCATAGTGGAACTATACAGCAATCCTGACGAAGTTGTTTTAACTCCATTTGCTGGCGTTGGATCGGAAGTTTACAGCCCCGTTTCATTAGGCCGTAAAGCGATAGGCATTGAATTGAAAGACTCGTATTTTAAACAGGCAATTATCAATGTGCGCGAAGCTGACAAAAGGTTTTCAAAGGTTGAGCAATTGTCCATTATACTGTAGACTGTGAATACTCGTGGCTCTTGCATAAGTTTTGGACGTGCGCGGGATTGCGCGACTTATGCAAGTGCCGCTACTCGAAACTTAAATTTTAGCACTAACTGTCCTGCGGCATTTTGCCAAGCCCGTGTTATAGGATAGTTTTATTTTTTGTGGGTTGGCTTAAACAAATTTAAAAATGATAAACTGGAAAAAAGTGGGTGAACATACCCCAACTAATGTAAACAAAAGTTATCCAAACTCCCCCGAAACCCCTTATGTTTCTTGCATAGTTTGGGTATGTAATCCCCAAGTTGTTAGGGGCGGAGTTACTGATGTTGTAAGATGGGACACTAAAAACAATTGCTGGTTTGAGCCTGATAAGTTAGTCAAATGGATTCACGAAGCCCCTTATCAAATCACCCACTTTTGTGATGATATTAACGTTCCTGATGCGGGTGGGGAAAAATAAAATTTCCTATAACGAAACGGGGCTTGGTGTCAGTTTTGGCTATTGATGAACTTAATTTGAAATGCGAACAGCAAAAGAAATAAAACTAAAGCGCGGGATGGCGTTACTCCATCTAATTGGTATATGAATATTTTTCAAAAACTGTTTAAAAAGAAACAAGAACCTAAGAAAAAAGTAACCCCATCATTTGTTGGTAGTGGTTACTCATCAGGTATTGAAAGAAAAGATGATGACTTATTA